CCTTTTGATTTCCGTAGTACTTTTCATATAAGTTACTTACTTTATTAATATAAGCTTGATCTCTATCTCCATCTTTCCAATATCGAGGATCTTTCATCATAGATCTAAGATCATCTAAACTAGGAGCAGCGTCAATAGCTGTTTCTGTTTGTGGTATTGGTGCATCTTTATTAAGTTTCATTATTTCTTCTAATGCTTTTACACCTTTAGCTGTGCTAGCAAATTCAGATATAGCATCATAAGAATCAGTAGATAAATTTTTTTTACTCCATAAATCAGCAGCTTCTATTCTTGCATTTGCATTTTCACCTAATAATTGTTTTTCATTATCAAGATCAGGTAAACTTCCTATCTCATTATTAACAAATGCTTCTATCCCTGTATTAAATTGATCTTGAGATAAACCAGCTTCTTTTGCTGTTTTTTGCCACCATTGTAATAAAGGCATTTCAGGATCAATATCCATTTGTACATTTTCTGGTATCTCAGGCATACTAATTTCATAATTTTCAGGAACTTTAGACCTTATTTCATTAGCCATATCTTCTCTAATTTGTTTAGATAAATCTTCTGTTCTTGATCCTAATTTTTTTTCTAATGAATTATAACTACTAGATAATTCTTCTATATTAATTTCATTAGTATCTTTGTTCCAAAATTTATCTTGAACAAAGTCTGGTTTAGAAATTTCTTCTGTTTGTTCTGTTTGTGTAACTACTTCTTCTTCCATTCTTTACCTCGCTTAATTCTATTTTTAATTTGTTGCAGCATAAATCGTTGTCCTTCTAAATGCCATAATACTCTACTATCAGCAGTAGGATTTACTGTAGTATTCATAACAATACTATCAAAGTATTCCAATATTTTTTTACCATCAGGATCAGAAAAAACTGCAGCAAATATTTGATCTATTTCGCTAGTATCTTTTTTATTGTCCTTGTGGCGATTGACTAGGGATTCCCAACTCATTTTGTGCCATATTAGACTGTTGTGCCATGTTTTGCAACTCTTGTATCATTTGTTGTTGCTCTTGTGGATCTCTTATTAATTTTTCTGGTAAACCTAATTTTTCTGCTAAATATCTAGCTACTTCATCTTGTTTAACAATCATATTAAGAATTTGTGGGCCAAATGTTTGAGCTAATATTGCATTAAAATTATTAACTACTGCAACATCTTGTTGATGTTGTGCCTGAGCTAATGGCGATTGAGATATAACAGTTACTTCTCTGTTATCAATTTTTGGTATTTCAATTCTACCCTGTTTAGATAATATTCTAATTACTCTACGAAGTAATGGTGTTACAAATTCTGATTGTAGTCTACCAAATGATGATCCAATCTGTCTTGACAGATCTGCCATTCTTTCAGATACTTCAGTAGCAGACATTGGTGTACCCTCTGGTCTACCAAGTGTTTCCATGTATAATGCTTTTTTAATATTTTGACGCATATCAGAAAGTATTAACTGCGCTACATCAAATCTTCCAGCACCAGCTAAAGGTGTAAGACCTCTACTATTTGGAGCTACAGGAATTAAAGCACCTGGCACAAGATTTATATTATCAGGATTAACAACACCATCATCTTCATAAGTATATATTCCACTAATATTCATTTGTGCATTTTGTAATATTAGTTCTACTGTAAGATTAGTTGTTTTAATTGCAGCCATGCTATTAAATACAGGCCCTCTTCCATAAACTTCTCCTGATCCTTTATTCCATCTAAATACAATATAAGGATTACTACCAACTCCATCTAATTCTTTTTCAAAAATAATTTCTTCTTCATTCATACAAGCAACACAATATTTATATTTTTCTGTATTTGCTTCATCGTAAATTTTGTAAACACCTTCTACAATATTTGCTTTTTTAGTTTCATTATTTTCAATAGCTTTTAACATCTTTTCAGACATTTCTGCTTTAGGATAAGCAGTCATCAATTGATTGTAAGCTATTTGTCTTTTTCTAAATACTGTATCTACTCTATTATCTGGCCCATTGTTTAACATAACTTTAGGCAAAGGTATTGCTGTAAACTTAATAGGATTTAATGCATCACCTTCTTCTACTAACATTACACCAGTGCCAATAGCACAATCCATAAATGCTTCATGTACTTCTTGATTAAAATTAGATCCAGCTAATATCTCAAAAACATATTTAGTTATTTCATCTAATGCTTCATTAACTGCTGGTCTTTGATCTTCTGGTATATCAGTACCAGCTTCAAAGTTTGCCCATCTACCATAAGTAGGAACTATACCAGCTTGTAATCTACTAGCAAATTCTTGAATACCTACTACTGCAGTTTCATCAAATATTTTATCAGTACGTCTTTCTCCTACTGTTTCTTCATAAAAAGATTCTCTTGAAGGCATTGTGTATTCATATGCTTCTTCATATTTATCTTTCCAATGATCAAAGATTGTTTCTGCGTCTTGATACTTTTTAAAAAAATTTTTAAATTTATTATCAGTATATCCTGATGAAATATTTTTTTCTGCTACTGGTATAAATGCCATTACTGCATTGCTCCTTTTATTAGTTTTGTTGTTCCACTAAAAAATTGTCTTTTACCTTTTAATGCTGCTTGATTTCTTGCAATAGCTTGTTTTCTTAAATTAGCAGCTTCAACTGCTGCAGATTCACTAGCTTCTGCTTGTGCTTTAGTATCTTGTATTTTTGCATCAGAAGTATCTGTATTACTTTTAGCTGCATAAGAAGTAGATGATGTTTCTCTAATTAAACCACCTTGATTAAAACTATTTACATAATTATCATATGATGCTTTTCTTGCTTCTTCAGCACCATAACCTAATACAGTTGAAACAGGAAAAGGAGCTAATACTGACAAAGGAAGCAAAGCCATCATTTTTAATTTTTTTTGTGATTCAAACATTTGTTTTGAAATAGGTATTTGACCCATAATAGTATTTTCACCACTACCCATAGAAGTACCCATCATTCCAGTACTTGATATTATTTGATTACCTACAACATTTTGAAAACTATCTTTTTCAGGATTGTATGTTCCCATTCCAGCTTCTGCCATTCTTTTTTTAGCTGCTGTTGATGCTGCTTCACCATACATTTGAGGATTACTAATTTTTCCACCTGTTTTAGGATCTCTTGTTGCAACATATCCCATGTTTGGGCCACCAATACCACCTACTGCAGTTAAACCAATATCTTTTTTTACTTGCTTAACAATTTGATTAGTTTGATTATTGTTATTATTATTGTTACTTCCACCACCTCCTCCACCAGAAGATGAACTTGTACTTGTTTTACCACCCATTAGTTTTCCTTGCCTTCATAAAAAAATCCTTTGCCACCAGCTCTAGAAAATAATGATCTCATACCAACCATACCTTTTGCTTTTCTTCTTTTTAATTTTTTATCTTTTTTTTCTAATTTTTCTTGTTCTAGTAATTCTTCTTTTCTTCTATTTTCAATATCTTCTCTAATTGCTTTATCTGCAGCAGTTTCTTGATACTTTGGTTTTTTAAATGCACCCATAGTTATAAGTCTATTTCACACATTCCATTTTTTTTCAACGCACAATATAGCTGATTAGGTGTAAATATCCAAAATCTAGACCAGCCTATCATTCTTTGTACATAACTAACGCAGCTATGTTCTTTTATCCAAGATCCCATAATTGTTGGAAAACTAGGAATAGTGTCTTGGACAGGTACTTTTAATATATGTCCATTTTTTATTTGTATTAACCTAAATATTTTATCTACTTCTTGCTCATTAAGTATTTCTATATTTAATTTACCAAACAAAAACTCTGCTATTATCCATATTTTTTTTTCAGGATCATAACCCATTACTCCACAATGTTTAAAACCCTTTTTAAAAAATTTAGTATGTCTATGATAATCTTTATTTTCGTAGAAATATACTAACCATTCATTCTGTTTTGCCATACACTTCTTCTTTTTTTATCACCAAATATACTCCAACCTCTTGTCTTAACAACAGTAGGATTTTTAGCTTTTCCAGATATTAATTGTTTACCTTCCCCAGCTCCTAATAATAAATACTGTAATGCGTCATGGACATGGGAATATCTATTTTTCATTGGCTTTTCGTCATACCTATCACCTGATGTTTGTAATCTTCTGTAGAAATAACCACCATTAAATCCTTTTTTAAGATTAATACATCTATGATCTACTAAAAAACCAGCAGATCCTTCTACTAATCTAGCTAATGAAGTTTCAACAGCTTCTATTCTAAGAGCTACATCATTACTATGAGTAGGTTTACCCATTATGCCATTTTGTCTTAATATTTGAAATGGTGTAGTTTCATCTGTTTGAGCTCTAAAATCTCCAGCTGGATCACCAAATACTTCTATATCTAAGTTTCTATAATTCTTTGCAAACTCATATTTTAATAGTTCACTAAATCTTGCTATACCCATATCAAAACAAACTAACTCTTGAAGTATAATCCATCTACCATTAGGTAACTTTTGACCGAAAACTGCAGCTGGTGTTAAACCAAAGTCAATACCAACATAGACTGTTGTTTGAGCTGGCTCTAAATCTTCTTTTGATAAATGTATTTCCATATTCCAGTTAGGGTATACTGGTTTACCTTCTTCTAAAGATCCTAGTTTATTCATTACATAAACATCAATCCAACCTTTCATCTTACCTTTAATAATATTGTTATAATAATCTTGTGTAAGATTGTTTTGATTTTCGCATTTATTATTTCTTTTATATCCTTTGAGTGTACCATCTTTATTTTTATCTTCTAATAAAGCAGATGGCTGCGTATAAAAATTCCAATTCTCAGGCTTAACTAACATCAAGGCTTCATCTCTAGATAGATGATCTGGTACTGGTACATCACCAGCCATAATAGGCCACCAATGATCTTCTTCTGGTGCGTTAGTATCTGCAATAACTCCATACCAAGAAGCACCACCATCACGCATACTAGGATATCTACCTACCCTCATAGTACAAGCATCAATAATGCTCTTAGGAAGCTCTCTGGCTTCGTTTACCCATACTCCTGTTAGTTCTAATGATAAAAGCTTTTTAACATCTTCAGGCCTATCTAAAGCTAAGAATATGACCTCTAATTCTAGTTCACCTACATTTATTCTATGGGTATAAGGTACTGACCATGAGAATATACCCCATTCATTCTCAGGAAACCAATCTAACCACGTCTTGATAGTAGTCGTTTTAAGTTGCGGATTAGTATTCCGAATAACGGCCCACCTACTTTTTCTTTTTCCTTGTGCATTTTTTTCTTGTTGGAGAGCACGTCTAAGTACCTCAATAGCGCAAGCGACAGATTTGCCACTTCCTACTGGCCCTCGTAAACCTCTAAAAAACTCATTCCCCTTTAGAAAGTTCTTTAAGATATTGCCATCTGGTTTGTAACTTAGCTGTGCCATTTATACTAGATTCTTGTCTATCGCTTCTCTTAGCAATCTTTCTCTGACTTTTGGGCCAAGGCTTTCTATTAATTTGTCGCACTCCTTGTCCGTTACTGAAGCTTCTGGAAGGAATTTTAGATGTACCTTTCTTACGATCTGTCTTAGCTTCCGTCTTTCTGCTAGAGAAATGTGAAATAGCTGCCTGTTCTCCAGATTCGTTACGTCGTCTGTTTTGTCTATACTCATACAAAAACTCCTTAAATAAATCCCAATTAAGATATACCATTGGACTAGAAAAGTCTCTTTTTAATACTAATAAATCAGCAGATCCTTTCCATTTATCTAATTGGGCGAAGCCCTCGCCATTTTTTCTAGCCTTGACTTCAATGTTAGTTCCCTCAAAAAGATCAGATACTTGAACGTCATGAGGGAACGCAGCAATAGCACCAGATAAAGGTTGTCTCCTGGCATTAAACCCTTCAGCTTGAAAGAGTTTTACTATTTCGTTCTCTACTCTAGTACCCTTTCTTTTTGCTTTGCTTGACAACTTTCATTCCTTTTTTCTTTGCTGTTTCTTTTGCTTTTTTCTTTCCAGCAGCACTATATGGAAATTTCATTTTACCAACTTTAGGCATTTTCGACCTCACTTTCTTTACTGACTTTAGACTTTAAAACTTGACTACGCAATACTATTCTATCTTCATAAGCTTTATCTAACTTATTCATTAATACATTGTTTATTTCTTTAATATCTTTTACTTCATCTTGAAGTATTCTTACAGTAGTCGTTAAATCATCAATAGTCATAGTTTTCATTCCTTATTGTTATAAAATTTTTTTAGGTAAACTACAACTATATTAGAAACAAAATATTATTTCAATTCACTTACTAGCAGTTCCACGCTCTAAGTGATTTATTAATTCTAGAATCAGGATCTCTTGCTGTTTTTGCAGAAGTCAGCTTCTTTTTCATACCTTTCATTCTTGCACAGAATGATTTTCTTCTCTTATTGCCCTTTTTCTTTGAAGGAGCTTTAAGATTGCCACCGGTAGCTCTGTTATAACTAGCTCTACCTTTGGCATTTAACCCACCACTTTTATTCTTTCCTTCTTTTCTTTGCCATGCTGGAGTTGCCATTAGAAACTCCTAAACTTTTTTACA